ACCTGGGGCATTTAGGATAAGTGATTGATTGACTGTATCGAACTTAGTTACGCCGTTAGCAATATCAGCAGCGGCTGGAGTTGTTCCATCTGCACCTGTAGCAAGGGCTTGAGCGCTTACTGGAGCAGGGTTACGAGTAGCTCCTGTAGAAGAAGAGCCTAAATCTGCTGCAACAAGATATGATGATTGAGCATTGATTACAGATACAGCGTATCTAGAATCTGTAACAGTCATACTTAAGTTAGGAAAAGACTCAACCTTATTAGCAGCTGTAGTTCCTCCATAGTAAACTGTTAAATCAAAGTAGTCCGCAGCACCTGGGGATACTGCAGTAGTAATAGCAATGCTATTACCCCAAGTTCCTGGGTTTGCAGCACTTAGTGACAAAGTAGCCGCAGGAGTTCCGCCAGTATCTAACATAGAACGTGTAGCAGCTACTGGTGAGCCTTTTGTAACACGTTGGATATAGGCGCGATTTCCGCCATTAGCAAAGTATAGAAATACGGCAATAGCAAGGGTGTTATTTGTTCCCCATGAACCGTATGCGTTTAGATATTCACTCCATGAGTTAACTAGAGTGGGTGTTAGTGGACCACGNCTGTTTGAGCCAAGAAAGGCAGCAACAGATGCGGAGTTCGCACCAACAACAGGAGCTACTGGGTTCAGGGATTCCTGAACGTATACTCCTGGACGTAGATATGAAGCCATTGTTTATCTCCTAAGGTAGGTGTGAAACGGGTGTGAGACCAGTTGGTATGTTCGTAGTAATCCGATTAATTTCAACAGTTTGTACGGTGGATAGGGCATTATTAGCAGTTGATGGTGTCATCTCGCTAACAACTCTTACTGTGTAGGCGTTTCTAAATAAACGTCTACCTTCCTCAATCATGTCTCTTTTTAAGAAACCGTCGAGAAACATATGTCTGTAGGCTGTCTCTGTTCCCAGTTGATTAGGGACCTCAAGACTTCCATATTGGCTAGGAAACTTCTGCTGCATTTGAAAGATAATTGCGCGGTCATGGCGAGGATGGCGAGAGTAAGAAGTGATTTGATAACTTAAGTCATAAGGAAGCGGCATGTCATACCCGTAAGTTACGCCCTGTACAGCGGCAATAGTTCCTCGGTTATCACTGTCATACATACGTCCTGTAGATTGACGTTCTTTAGCCGCTCTAACATCAATTAACTCAACAATAATATAAGGGTAGGTTTGAGTTGTTACTTCAATATCTGGATAGCCAAACCATANTTTTACTGGACGAGTGGCTGACTTTTCATCAGAGACTAGCATTCCAGATAGGTGGTTCTTAATGGCGGCATCTTCAGCTAATATAAAAGTCAATTAAACGCCCCCAAATTTACCGCTACATCTTCAAAGGCAGCTTCAAAGATATCATCTAATCCTTCTGTATGAGACTTTTCAAATCGGTAAATAACACGATTAGAGGCGCCATTTACTTCCCCGTATTCAAGGTCATCTACNTTGCCTCGTATTTCATCAGGGATAGAAACCTGTAAATTACCGTCTACTTCGTCTACGGTTAGTTGATAGACGATATCAGTAGGCCAGCCAGCGTTAAGGGCTTCTTGTCTAAATTCTGGGGTAAGGCGCTCAGCAGCTTTTTTAAGCGCGTCATTAGCAACTGTATTAGTATTCATCGGCGCAGTAACCGCCAGAGTGCTGCTGCTAATATACCTGTAGCCAAAGTATGCTTATCTGGCACGTTTTCAAACGCGCCTTTAACAAACTCTTTTTCAGAAGGCTTGTCAATTCCAGCCATGGCAAACTCCAAGGTATTTCGCAAGGGTAAAACTTGAGACTCGCACGAGACTCCCTCAAAGTATAAAGGGCCCCCTATTTCTAGGAGGCCCTAACTACTAACTACTTTTACTTTTTCTTAACCTTTTTAGCCAACGCTTTATCCATCTTGACATCTTCCTTGGCAGATGGCTTCTTCTTGTCCATCTTCTTATCAGCTTTTTCAAATGCTGCTTTTTGCTTTGGGTCATGCCTTTCATTGTCTTTGCGTCTTGCTTCTTATCAGCAGACTTTGACATAGGCTTCTTTCCTGACATCTTGCCTTTCATTCCACATCCACAAGTGCTACACATATTTACATTCCCTTTTTACGGTTCATTGACATGGGCTTATTTAGCTTTTTTAAGCGCCTTAAAATCTGCTCCTGTAATTTTGTTTGTAGGAGAAGCAGCTCCAGCAATCTTCTTTTGCTTTGGTGATAGTTTTTTAGCCATTACTTAGCCTTCTTTGTACGAGCAGCTTTGCAAGTTGCACAGGTGCACTTGCAGCCCTTTGCTGGCTTTCCTGGCTTACATCCACATCCACATGCTTTACACATTACTTACCCGCTTTCTTGCCTTTTACGGCTAGCTTTGACATTTTCTTAGCACCATACTTCTTGCGTCCAATGGCAGCGGCTACAGCTGCTGGGTCTTTTACATCACCCTTGGCGGCAATGCTCTTTTCGAGCTTCTTGAACCTAGCTCCTGAACCTAATTTTGCTTTAGTCATTTTTATCTCCTTTACTTTTTATTGGTCGTAAGTGTCTGGAACGGCTGTGGCATAGTCTAAGAACATGTTATCGTTCACCGATTCTTCAGGCATTATTTGTATACAGTCTACTACTACTAGCGTAAATCTTTCAGCAATAATTCCTCTTTGTTGAACTCCATAGGGGCGAAATAATTCGCCTTTCCACAAGATACGTCCACGGTTTTGAACGTCTGGGTTATTAAGAACGTTCTTATCAATCTTCTCTATATCTCTGCCCAATATAGTTAAATGCAAAGAGTCGCTGTTATAGAAACCACGCTCATCTTGAGGGACGTTACCTTGACTAATAACGGCTCTAACAATAGGAAGTTTATAAGGGCCCTTCCAATTTCGACCAAAAGATTCACTAGCCGTATCATAGATAGGGTCAATAGTTGAAGTAGCTGGGTCATATACCCACCAAAGGGCATGAGTTCCAACAGGGTTCTTTAAATCGCGCTCTATGCCATCTTCTATTAAATCGGTCTCAAAATCAGCATCAAACCGACCTTGAGGACTGTAGGAGCGCATGGTCTTTATTCTCCCTTATATTTACTGAGAAAAATGTATTAAGGGGCGAATTAAACTGTTGGAATTAAATCCCAAGACTTTGAAGACTCATTCCACTCATAACCTTTGCCATCAGTTGGATAAGCAGTTGGGGGTTGCCAACTGAAATCTTTGTCTAACTTCCAAGATGGATAAGGTTGAGCAGCAATGAATCTGTCTGCTGTCGCATCGTAAGTGTCACCAACACCAGCGAATTTGCCTCTGATTTTGGCGTTGTAAGAAGTCTTGACCCAAGTGCCGCCAAGGTTCTCATTCAACCAACCGAGACCTTCATCTGGTTCGTTATTGTCTCCGACAAGAACTCGGAGAACTTTATTGTTTGAATCTATTTCAGCCCAATGTGCCATTATTGCCACCATGTCATTCTAACTAGTCCTGAACCACCTGCGCCGCCAGAATAAACTGTAGTATCTCCTGAACCACCACCACCGCCACCACTTCCAGTATTGGCTGATGCTGCTGTTCCATTTGAGTAATAACCACTACTACCAGAGCCACTTGAACCAATACTGGCTTGAGCACCACCAGTAGCAGCGCCACCTCCTCCACCAGCACACAATCCATTTAGTCCTGTGCCAGGTCTATCAAGAGTTCCTGTACTGCCATAAGTTCCTCCGCCAGAAGAACCTACGCTTCCAATGCCGTTTCCAAAAGCGTATGAAGGATTACCTCCTGCTGATGTAATGCCAGTACCCATACCACCGCCACCGCCACCAACGCCAACGCCAGCACCACCAGCACCACCGCCGCAACCTCCAGTACCTCCAGATTGGGATGCACTAGTACCTCCGCCATAACCTCCACCCGCTGCTGAAATAACAGTTCCAGTTGTTGAACCAACAACTGTTGTTGCAGTTCCAACCGTACCTGCTGGTCCAGAAGCACCAGAGCCAACACCACCAGCGCCACCGCCGCCAATTGTTACTGTGAGAGTTTCACCTGCTGTCACTGTGTAAAGTCTGTTGTAGTAAGCACCACCGCCACCACCGCCACCACAACCAGAAGCATTGTGTTTTCCTCCTCCGCCTCCACCGCCGCCCGCAATTTCAATTTGAATTGCGACAACATTGGAAGGAACAACGAATGAGCCGTTAGATGTGAATACTTGAGCGCGTTGAGTTACGCCTGCACTTGCTGCAGGAAATGTATTAATACCCATTTATGCTATCTCCACTCCACTAATATGAAATGATACTGCTACGTTAGACGCTCCACCAGTAA